GCAAGTTACCTATCCGTAGTTACATGCATGTAAGCGTGCTAAGGTTTCGTCATACGCCGAACGGCCACAGTCCGCTTGCCCTGTGCGAGCTGCCGGCGCAGCCACCATCTCCCCGCCTCCCGGGGAGATGCGAACTAGGACAGGGAGCGGACATAGATGACCGACGAAGCAAACGAGTCCGAGGTTATTGAACTAGACGAGAGCGGCGAACCGAAACGCAACTTCCGAAGAGTGCTGGAAGAGCGAGCGCAGACAGCAGAGGCCCGAGTGGCTGAACTGGAAGCATCCCTCACCGGCCTCCAGAAGGCAGAAGCGTTCCGGGCAGCAGGGATCAACCCGGCAGACTCCCGCCAGGCGTACTTCGTAAAGGGGTACGACGGTGAGGTCGAAACCGAAGCGATCCGGGCAGCAGCAATCGAGGCGGGATTCATCACTGATGGTCCCCCTCAGTCTGAGGCGTCGAACGTGGTCAATCTTCCTACCGGGGAGACGGCCACACTCCAGCAGGAGTTGGCGGCGCAGCAGAGGATCGCTGAGGCCGGCGTTCAGGCACAGCCGGTGGTTCCACCGGACCTGGATGCTCAGATCCGCTCAACCAGCAGCGAAGCGGAGCTGAAGGCTCTGATGCGTTCGCAGGGGTTCGAGTTCGATGTCCAAGGATGAGTTGCTTCCTTCCCCCTAGGAGTAACTAGCAATGGCTTACACACAGAAGTCATCGCTCTCCAGTGACCAGGTTGCTTTCGAGCAGCTCGCGTATTTCGCGTTCCGGGCTAACCCCCTGCACTCCGACTACGCGTCTGTGAAGGCAACCCGTCAGTCCCATCGTGGGTCTGGCGTGACGTTCAACATCTACGCGGATCTCAGCCAGGCCACTACGGCTCTGACCGAGACCTCAGATGTGACGGCAGTCGCGATGAGCGATTCCACGGTGACCGTGAACCTTGCCGAGTACGGCAACGCGGTTATCACGACGGCGGCACTTCGCGGCCAGTCGTTCCTCAACGTCGATTCGGACGCTGCGAACATCGTCGGCTACAACGCCGCCGATTCGCTCGACCAGATTGCCGCTGACCAGCTTCAGGCTGGATCCAACGTCAGCTACATCGGGCAGACCTCGCGAGGTGCTTTGGTAGCTGGCAATGTCATTACGTCGAACTCGGTTCGTGAGCAGGTCGCAGCGTTGCGTACCGCTTCCGTTCCGACCATCGGCGGGTCGTACATCGGTTTCATCCACCCGGATGTCGCCTACGACTTCATCGGCAACACCGGTACCGCTGACCTGCGGTCGTTCCAGATCCGTCAGGACGCTGACGGGGTCCGTAAGGGCTCCATCGGCATCTTCGACGGTGTGGACTTCATCGAGACGCCTCGGGCTTTGCTCGTCGCTAACGGTGGAGCTTCCAACGTGGACGCCTACGGCACCGTCATCATCGGCCAGCAGGCCCTGGCGATGGCGTACTCGACCATGTACGGGCAGAACCCGTCGGTCGTGTTCGGTCCCGTTACCGATTCCCTGCGTCGCTTCCAGCCAGTCGGCTGGTACGCGATGTGCGGCTACGGCCGGTTCCGTGAGGCTGCGATCCGTCGGATCGAGTCAGCTTCCAGCATCGGCGCCAACTAGGCCCGATGAGTTCTGACGGTGAGGGTCGGGGTTCGGCAAGCGCCCCGGCCCTCACTGATCAGACCAACATCAACTTTTCTTACAAGACGAAGAAGCCTCGGAGGCCGAAGAGATGACCGGCAAGTATTCATCGGTTGGATTCCTCACCAAGCGAGGCACGTCGAACCGCACACCTGTGCGCCGTGATTCTGACGGCGAGGTAGGCGGTGTTCAGACCGAACATTGGGATGGCCGCGTAGACGCGCAGGTTGTCCCGGAGTCGGTCGATTTAAAGGTCGTCCCAGGAGGTGACCAGTAATGGCAGTCACAGCATCAGGCATGTTCCTGCCAACATTCGTGGACATTTTGGATGCCACGCAGTTGGCCGTGAATACAGCCTCGGACACGTTCAAAGTGGGGATGATCACGAATAGCGCCACCCCGAACTTCGACACCCACGACCATTGGGCTGACCTTTCCAGTCAGGAAGTTTCTGGTACCGGCTACACGGCTGGTGGTGCGGCCCTCACGTCGGTGACTTGTGCCGGTTCCTCGGGAACAATCAAGTTCGACGCGGCTGACACTTCGTGGACAACCTCGACTATCAGCAACGCCAGGGCCGCGGTTGTCTACGACGACACGCTTGGCAGCGACCCGCTGATCTGTCTCGTCAACTTCGGGGCTGACTACAGCTCTGCGAACGGGACATTCACTATTACCTGGAACGCCAGCGGCATTTGGACGCTGGATCTGACTCCGTAAGGGGCTGACTGATGGCTACCGCATATCCCGGCGCACTAGATACTTCTGGTTCGCAACTTCGGACGGACATTTCGTCCACCGACGATCTCGATGCGTCAGGCAAAGAGCATGACGTAATGCATGTCAACGTGCATGGGGCGACGATTGCCCTGGAGACGAAGATCGGTACGGGTGCGTCGAACGCAGCGTCGGCTACGGCCGGGCATGTGTTGACGCATTCGTCTGGTGGCGCTACGGCGTGGGCGGCTACGGCTGCTGACGCGACGAAGCTGCCGTTGGCCGGCGGGACTCTGTCTGGTGAGGTGGTCTTTGCTGACCAGTTGGCTACCCGCCCGGAAATGAAGGACTACTCCGAAACGGTCAGCGCCATCGGCGGGACTGGTGGCGGTACGCAGGACATCGACTTGACGTTGGGCAACGTGGTGACTGCCACGGTTAATACGAGCGCCAACACGTTCACGTTCTCGAATCCGTCGCCTACCGGTAAGGCGTGTTCGTTCACCCTGTTCCTCACGAATGGTGGGTCACAGACGGTGAACTGGCCGGGGACCGTGGATTGGGCGGGTGGTACTGCTCCGACGCTTACAACGTCAGGGGTGGACATCTTGACGTTCACGACGGTCGATGCCGGTACCATCTGGTACGGGTTCGCCGCTGGCCTGGCGATGGCGTAATGCCTTTAGGGGCGTTCAAGTCGGGGCTAATGGGAGCAGCTGGCGCAGGTGCGGCTGGTTTGACGGCGTTCGGTGGGATCATCACGCAGTACACGGATTCTGGTACGACGTATCGGGTGCATACGTTCCGTGGTTCAGGCAAGTTCTATGTTGCTTCTGGTGAGGCTGATGTGGATTATCTGATCGTCAGCGCTGGCGGGGGCGCAGGCGCTGGAGCAAACTCTGGCGGCGCTGGGGGCGGTGGCGGTGCAGGCGCAGGCGGTGTGCGTAACAACACAACAGGCAGCATCGCTGTGAGCGAAGGTACTTACACAATCGTTGTTGGTGTTGGTGGCGCTGGTGGTTTCGGGACAGGTGCGGGTTCTGCTGGCACTCTGGGCGGCACAACCTCCGCTTTGGGTCTAAGCATGGCGGGTGGAGGCGCTGGTGGAGGGGCTGGTGCTACCGCTGGCGGGAACGCCGCTGACGGTTCAGGTGGCGGCGGTGCGTGCAGCGCTGGCGGCGCTTCGCAAGGGTCGGGGGGAACGTCTGGAAGTTACGGTTACGACGGTGGCGATGCTGCTTACTACGGTGGGTCCACGCCTCGTGGCGGTGGTGGTGGTGGCGCTAGTGAAGTAGGAACAGACGCTAGTACGGGAACCTCCGACCGAGGCGACGGTGGCGACGGCACTACGGGCAACATGGGTATTTCAGCGACAACCCGCACCTACGGCGGTGGCGGCGGTGGTGGTTCGGGTGGCACCGCCACTGGCGGCGCTGGTGGTGGCGGCAAGGGCGGTGCAAGTTCTACTTCGGCTCTTGGTCGGGAACTGGGCGGTGTTCCCAACACGGGCGGTGGCGGCGGTGGCAGCGGCTGGTCGGGGAACTATGGCGGCGACGGCGGTGCGGGCATTGTCATCATCCGCTATGAGGTGGCCGCATAATGGCTGACCCTGGATACATCGTTGATGGTGTTCTCACGGACGGTGAGGCATGGGTCGGCATCGCCACGACGACACTCGGAGCGGATGCGGCCACGGTCACGTTCACCTCAACGGATGACGGTCAGGTCGGAGACTTCAGTCAATACATGGATCTGGTTGTGATCTCTTATGGGCGTGGAACCTACTCGGGCACTGGCGGAGTGAGCCTGTACGCAGAGTTCAATAGCGATTCGTCTACAGCCAACTACTCATGGCAACGCATCTACGGCAACGGGGCCAGCGTTACAGCGCAAACCATTGCATCAAGCAGGTACTACGTCGGCGAACTTGTCGCTAACGGTGAAACAGCCAATGAGTTCGCTGCGTCGATCAGTCACATCTTTGATATCAACTCGGGAAAATACAAGTCGGGATTCACTCAGATAGCGGGAGACACGAACGGGAGCGGGAAGGCCCAGATCGTGGCTTCCACTTGGAAAAAGCAGGCTGCGATCTCGTCGGTCACGTTGGACCCATCTACCGATGACATCTTGGCGGGTTCGATGTTCTCGTTATTCGGTGTGCTGCCAAGGATGGTGGCCTGATGGCTGTGATCGAAGCAATCGCCACAACGTATTTGGAGGCTGATGCTGCGTCGGTGACGTTCACCTCTATTCCTGCAACGTATGAGCATTTGCAGGTGCGGTTCACGATTCGGGGGATGCGAACCAACTCAACGAACACAACTGAGGTCAGGCTGAACGGCGACACGGGTAATAACTATTCGGGCCATGTCCT